TTGGCCGCGCCGCGCACGAGCCGCTCGCGCAGAATCGCCGGCAGGCCCAGGAGTTCGCTGGTGAACTTGGACATCTCGCTCACGTCGATGCGCAGCGTGTCCATCAGCCAACCCCGAAGATGGTGCGCTTGATGAGTGCGGACTGAGCTTCCGCGTCGTCCAGCAGGATGGGTTCGTTGCTGGCCTTGGCCTTGCCGAACTCGCGGGCGAGCGCAGGGAAGAAGTCTTCCGGGCCGAGCGCCTGCGAGTCCTTGCCCCGGTGCACGTTGGCGACGGTGGCGCAGACCTGGCCGAAGGCGTGCAACTGCGGCAGCGCCCCCATCGGCTCGAGTCGGTCGAACGCCATCATTTCCACGATTTCCTCCGACGTGACAGAAGCAAGCAGTTCCCGCGCGGTGCGTCCGGTTTGCTGCGCCCAACGCAGGATGAACCTGCGTTCCGGCCGCGCGATCAGTTTCCCGTGGCTGCCTCGATGGCGCCGGCCTTCATCGCATTGAGCGTTTCGATCGCATCGACCACGCGTTCCAGGGCCTTGTCGTTCTTGGTGCCGAGGATCTGCACGTCATCGAGCGTGAACGCCAGCGAGCCGTCCTCCTGCACGACGCTGACCGCGACGAGCTTGAGGTTGTATCCCTCGCCGCTGGGCTTGCCCGCGGCGTCGAGCAGCGACCGGCCGAATGCCTCGCGCTGCGTGCCAGTGAGCGAGCGGATGCGGACTTCGCCACCCCACTCCGGGACGGGAACGTCCACGGTTTTGAGGTCGTCGGCAGTGAGGATGGCAGCGCGGGAGAGCAGCATGGTTGTTCCTGTGATGAATGAAGAATGCGACGGGCCCTTTTCAGAGCACGTCGCATTGTCTGACATTTAACGAATTAGCACCACGTGACCGGGCCGCTGATCCGCACGTCGAGCTGGCGCTTCACGACCTGGTCGACGCCGCCCTGCATGGAGAACTTGCGCACGAAGCCCTGGAACGAGGCGGTGTCGCCATTCGGCAGCGAGAGGATGAAGTTCGTGAGCGCACCCGCCACGTACTGCTGCTGCACGCGCGCCTGGCCCGGATCCTGCAGGTTGTGGTCGACCTCGATCTGAAGCTGGCCGAAGTCCACCAGGCCGAGACGGATCTCCTTGGCCAGCGAGGCCATGTTGGTCACGTCGATTTCCGACGCCTGACCGTCCAGGCCGTTGAAGGTGCGGAAGTTGGCGACCGTCAGGTACGTGGTGCCCTGGATGGAGCCGGTGGCCGCGGTGAAGACCAGGCCGAACGTGTTCACCTGGATGGTGAAAGACGTGGAGCTCACGAGGCTGATGGCGTAGGTGTTGCCGTTGAGGGTCGCGGCGCCCGTGCCGGCGAAGGCCGACAGCGCAACGCTCGCGCCGTCTGCGAGGCCGTGGGGCGCCGTGGTCGTGATGAGCGTGGTGGTGCCCGCGGCCGAGGTGGTCGGCGTGACCGACGAGGCGGTGGACGCGGCCGGCGCGGTGGCCGAGGCGATGCCGAAGGTCGAGCCCTGGGCGGAGATGGCGGAGGAAGTCATGAGCAGGGCTCCTTATGGATTGGTGGACCAAACAGAAAAGTCGATGGAACGCTTGAAGGCCCGGACTTGGTCCTCGTACGCGTCGCGCGTGGTGAGCTGGGTGCTCGTGAAAGGCCCCGCCGCCATCGCCGCGATGACGATGGCGGCGGCGGCTTCAAGGTTCTGCACCGTGTCGCTGTAGAGGTCCACTTGGACACGGGTGTTCTGGAGCGCGGAGGCGCCGGCAAGCGTGTTGTTCGTGGGCGAGCTCGGCTTCATCCACACGATGTAGGGGAACGCGATGTTCTCGTTCAGCTCGAACGAGTTGATGCCGTACGTCGCGCCACCGGCCACGGTGGGCGCGAGCGTCGCCTGGATCGTTTCGTGGAGGGTTGACACATCAGCCTCGCGTCAGACCCTGCTGGCACATCAGCGTCAGCTTGCGATGCCGCGCGTAGTCGTCCACCACGCTCAGGATGTTGTAGACCGCGCCCTGGTACGTGAGCCGCATCGCCGCTGTGATGCTAGGCCGATAGCGGACGACGACGGTAATCATCGTTTCATCGAGCTGCGCGCCGGCCGCGACCAGCTCCGAGTCCGACATGGGCTCGACGGACGCGCGGGCGGTCAGGAGGGTCGTCCACGTCTCTGACTGCTGCCCGAACGTGTCGACGGCCATGCTGCGCTGCTGGATCGTGACGACGCGATTGAGCGAGCCGGCCTGGAGGGGGGTGGAGTAGGTCATGCCAGGCTCACCACCCACGGGTCGAGCAGACGATCCACGTAGGGGAGCGCTTCGACCTTGCCGCGCGGCATCACCGCGACTTCTTCGCGGTTCTGGTACAGCGTGGCGACGCGCATCTTGATCCAGTTGCAGATCGCCGCGGGCACGTCGGTCGCGTCAGGGCCGAAGCCCGCCGTGAAGTTGATCTTGACGGCCCCGATTTGCGGGATGGTGATCGGCCAGAAGTAGCCGAACGCCGGGCCGAGCCGGCCCACGTTGCCGTCGAGGTCGATGGCGAACTTCTGCTCGCCGACCACGGTGGCCGTCTGCCCGGGAGTGCCGGGCGCCGTGATGGTCTGAGCGGTGCCGGTCATGTCGATGTAGACGATGCTGTCTACCGACACGATCGGCGCCTTCTCGATCAACACGGTACTGAAGAAGGGCCCGACTCCCGACGATGCCTCATCGCCGAAGGAGTCGAGCGTCATCCGCCATTGCTGCTGGATGAAACTGCGGTTGCAGTAGGATTCCGCGTACTCGCGCGCGCCCTGGATCAACAGCGTGATGAGGCCGTCGTCGGCCGTCAGGTCGGTGTCAATGTTGAGGGCGCTCTTGCAATCCGCCAGCGAGACGGGCTCGCTGGTCGGTTGCACGGTGCGGAAGTACGCGGCCACGGTCGATCCTTAGATGACCTGAACCACGCCGGCCTGGTTGAAGGCGCTGGCGGGGCCGTAGCGCGCCACGAGGCCGAACAGCGTGGCCTGCGTGAGCACGGCGTTGACGCCCACGGTGACCGTCACGGCGACGTAGCCGTAGCCGTTGTTCGAGTCCAGCCAGTCGTTCAGCATGTCGAGCGTGACCTGCTGGTTGCTCAGGCTGACGGCGGTGCTCGTCACGGCTGCGCCCGTGATGGCGTTGACGACCGGCTTGGCGCCCGTGCCGGTGTTGGTCGTGGCCTGCGAGAACGCCACGACGACGGTGCCCGCGGCGCCGATCGAGCCGACATCGAGAACGGCGGCGAAACGCTGGAAGTCGGCGGCCGACACCCACGTGGTGGTTGCGGCGCCGACGGCTTGCGACGACGGATCGAGGGTGGCCGCGATTGCGACGACCTCGGAGAGCTTGAAATTCGAGTTCATGAGGACTCCAGAAGATGAAGATGTGCGTCGAGACGGGGCCCGAAGGCCCCGTGCCGATTACGGGCGAGCCGCCAGCGTGACGAAGTACGAGCGGGTCTGCGAACCCTTGCCGGCGGGGGCCGGGATCGGGGCCTGCGTGATCGGCTGGCCGTCCATGCGGAAGATGAAGCGGAAGGCCGTGGCGTTCGCGTCGAAGTACAGGTGCATCGACGTGGCCGTCTCGACACCGGCAGCCTTGGTGATCGTGCGGTAGCCCTTGAGCGACAGCAGCGAGATGTCCGACTGCTGACCGATCGTGTTGGCGTGCTCCGACAGGATCAGCGGGCGGCCGTTCAGCGTGCCGTCGAAACCAGCGTGGATGCCGGTGCCCGGCGGCAGGAAGATCGGGATCTGGCCGACCGTCATGCCCTCGAGCTGCGCCAGGATGTCGGGGTTGCCGACCCACACGGCGTTCTTCAGCTCGCCGGTCTTCAGGCGCGAGCGCATGCCGGAAATGTTGGCCTGCGTCAGCGTGCCGGTGGCCTGCGCGTTCGTCTTCGGCTGGATGATCAGCGCGCCCGCATTGGCGTTCATGCAACCCAGGGGCTGCTGGCCGCCGGGGCCGAACAGGATGGCCTCGTTGGTCTTCCACTGGATGCGGTCGGCAGCCAGGCCGGTCAGGTAGCCGCCGAGCGCCGGGGCGTCTTCCAGCAGCTCGTTGGTCACCGGGATCAGGACCATCAGTTCCTTCAGGCGCAGCAGGTCGATGCCGAGCGACGGCTTCGTGGTGGCGGCGGCCGAGCCTTCACCCTTCCAATACGCTTGCGCACCGGTCGGATCCCACGGGGCCTTTTCGTCCTTGGGGAAGGCCATCGAGTTCGAGCTGACCTCGGTGTTCTCGGTCAGCGGCAGCAGCGAGCCCTCGGTCTGCACCGAGATGCGCCAGATTTCCGACGAGAACTCCGGGGGGATGGCGAAGCCGCCGTCCGCACCGCTCGACTCGTTCATCGTGGTGCCGGGGGCGGACGCCTGGAAAGCCAGGCGCGGGTCGACGCGGCCACCACTGTGGGCGCTGCGGACGGACTGAAAGAAGTCGCCCTTGGTCTTGAAACCGCGGCGGGGGTCGGCCAGCACGTTCTCGGTGACCGTGATGTTGGCGTTGGCCGGGATCGTGACGGCGGCGTTGGGCGCGTTGGTGGCGCCAGCGCCGTTCATCGGGCTCGGACGAACCAGGCCGGCTTCCATCGCCTCCAGTTCGGTTTGACGATCGATGTTGCGAGACGCGGCGGCGGCCTCGGCCTTGGCCGCGGCGTACTGCGCCTCTTCTTCCGGCGTGTAGTCGGTCTTGGCGCCCACGAGGGTCGCGGCGAGAGCCTTCATCTTGTCGATGGCGGCTGCCTTTTGCGCTTGGAGTGCGCGGATTTGTGCGGACATAGCTGTGTAACTCCTGTGAGGTTTAACGAAGGATGCACTGCGACCCTTTGGGGTCAGCCTCAAGGGAGCCGTAGGGCTCCCTCGGGGACCGGGCCGTGCGCAGCCCAAAAACCTTTGCAGTAGGGTTTACCCCTATTGCTATTGCAGGCCGACTCTAGTTCGTTTTATGTGTCAAGTCAATTCTGCGATGTCGATCTCGGCGCGAGAGCGGGCCGCGGTGGCCTTCTTGCCCTTCTTCTGCATGCCGGCCACGACCTGGTCGAACGTCGCGACGCCATCGACCATGCCGGCCTTGAGCGCGGCCGGCGCGTCCAGCACGCGGCCTTGACCCATGCCGTTGCGCACGTCGTCGACCGAGACGTTGCGGCCCTGCGCGACCGCCTTGACGAACGTGGTGTAGAAGCTGTCCACGCTTTGCTGCAGGTTGGCCTCGGCCTCCTCGGACAGCGGCTCGAACGGGTTGCCCTCCGTCTTGAACTTGCCCGCGCTGATGAACTTCGTGACGACGCCCTCGGCCTCCATGGCCTTGCTCACGTCCTGGTGGATCATGTAGACGCCGATCGAGCCGACCTGGCCGGACGGCGCGACGTAGAACTCGCTCGCCGCGGTGCCGAGCCAGTAGGCCGCGCTCGCCGCGGTGTAGCCGGCGTAGGCGACGACCGGCTTGCCCGACGCTCGGATCTCGTCGGCGAGCTCCATCACGCCGTGGACGTTCCCACCCGGAGAGTCGATGAAAAGCAGGATCTGGCCCACGCTGTCGTCGGCGTTGGCGGCCTTGAGCTGCTGCGAGATGTCCTGGCAAGAGGTGCCGCCGTCGCACATGCCGATGTCCGACGCGTAGGGGGCGATGGCACCCTTGACCGAGATGACTTGGATCGAGCCGCCGCCGACCTTGGGCGGCTGGCGCGGGCCGGCGCGCAGCGGGCCGCGCGAGTCCAGCTCGTCGTCTTCCATGGCAACGGTCTTGCCGTCCTTGACCATGTAGGCACGCACGAGCACGTCGCCGAACGACTTGATGTACTTGGGATCCATCGCCCACGGGGTGGCGAGGCACGAGGCCAGGAAATGCTTGCTCATTCGGAAATCTCCACGAGGTGGTAGCGGGTGGTCTTGGTGGTGTGGGCGTCACGCGCGTACTCGCGGGCGGTCGAATCGAGGCTTGTCACGTCTGCCTCGGCGAGGAACACGTGGCGCTCGATGGCCACGACGGGTGCCTTGTCGACTTCCAGGCGCAGCGTCATGGACACGACGCCACCCGTGGGCAGGTCGATGACCTTCTTGAGCGCCTCGTAGACGGCATGGGGGGTGGTGGTGTGGCTCATGTCAGTTCTCCTTGCGGCGGGATGAGGCCCACCTTCGCGGCGGCCTGGACGACGAGCCGAAACCACGCGTCCTGCGTCAGTTGGATGGCCGAGCCGCACTGCGCGCCGCGCGTGCGCACGATGACCTCCACGCCCCCGTCGCGCTCGTTGACGGACAGGTATGCGGGGTTCGAGCCCGACGGCTCTGTGTGGGCGACGATGTTGGTCATTCGATGGCCTCCGCCAAGTGCAGCAGCGAGGTCAGCACCAGCGCCTCGTCCACGGTGGTGTTCCCCGCCAGCCAGGCTGCAGCGGCGGCCTCGTCGATGGCGAGGGCGTCGGCCAGCAGATCGGCGCTCGGCGGCTTGCCGGCGGCAACGCGGCGCGCCATGCGCTGCGCGTTGCCGGTGATGAGGGCGACCATGCGCTGGAGCGTGTCCTCCGCCTGCAGGGCTGCGGCGGCGCGCAACGCGGCGGCCTCAGCTTCCATCGCGCGTTCCATCACGACCGCGCCCTTGGCCGGCTTGGGCTTGGACGCCGGTTTGGCCGGCTTCCCGGGTGCCTTGCCCGGCGACGCAGGGGCGGCCGCGGGATCATCCGGCTCCGGTTCCGCTGCGTCGCCGGCAGGCTCAGCGTCCTCGCCAACATCGTCGGCGGGGATCATGTTCATGGGCACGAGCGGGTCGTCGAGGTCGGCGCCCAGCTTGTCGAGGCCCTCCATCTCGCGAGCCTCGTTGCGGGTCAGCCAGCCCCACTGAATGCCGTTCATGTAGTAGGCGGAGCGCGCTGCGGAATCGCCGCGCATC